ATTCTCTTACAGCGAATGAGGTTTATAGACTAATAAGATCTAAGGTTGACTCAATACATACTGTAATTTTAGCAAATGAGGATAGCGTAAATATAGCAGATGGAGCAACAGATTCAATATTAAGGTGCATAGAATCGCCAGATATGGGACTTAGTATGCCATATCCAATACTTACAGACGTGTTTAAAGGGCTTAGAAAAAAGACTATGCAAGTAGGTGGTATGCTTTCAAATGAAGGTAAGACACGTTATATGGCAAAAATGGCTGCATATCTAGCATTCTTCCATGATGAAAAAGTACTTTTAATGTTAAATGAAACTACAGAAAGTGAAATCAGACATTGTATAGTAACCACTGTAATTAACAATCCAGAGTTTCAAAAATTGCATGGAATTGAGTTAAATAAAAACGAAAGAGAAATTACACTCGGTCAATACAAAGATAAAAACGGTAATATAATTTACAGAAATGCCGACCAATCAGGTACTTATATAGAAAGCGTTAATGAATTTAGAGATAGGTTGATAGAAGAATCAGAGGAATTCAACAAGGTAATGAAAATAGCTGAATGGGTTGAGGAAGAATCTAAAGGTAAGATATATGTAAAAGAGATGGTTGAGTATAAAGATGAAGTGCTTGAGTTTGAAATTAGAAAACACAAGATAACCAAGGGAATAAGTTACTTCTTTTATGACACTTTAAAAAATGACAATGATTCAATAGGTGATTGGGCTGCTTTCAAAAGAACTACTACAATGTTATCAGAGTTATGCAAAGAAATAGATGCTTTTATATATGGTTCTATACAGTTAACAGATGAAGCCGTTCACTTAGATATATTTGATTTAACAAGTATGAATATTGCAAATTCAAAGCAAATAAAACATCTATTAGATCAATTATATTTATTAAAAAGAATACCAAAAGAAAATTATCATAAATACAGTTACATACCTACACAATTTTGGGGTGATGTTAAAGTTCAATCACTTAACCCTAGTAAAACTTATTATGGATGTGTAGTTGATAAAAATAGACAAGGTGAAAAACCTGTTGTTTTATTCGAGGTTGATTTAAATAAAAATACATGGTTTGAGGTAGGAAGGTTAGTAAAAGGTGGTGTTTAGGAGGTAATTAAATGAATGCCTGTGATTTGAAAAAATACATATATGAAAATAACAAAATACCCAATATATTAGAGTCTTTAAACTGCCATCATATAACAAACCATAGCCAAACTTATTATAGTTGTGGAGTTCCTGATGGTGATAATCCAAAGAGTACGATAGTCTACAACAATGAATACATAGGGGTTACAGCTTACACAAGAAATATAAAAGACAAATATGGAAACTCGGATATAATATCACTTGTTGGATTTATAATACAAGAAGAAAACTTTTCAAAGGTTTTAAAATGGATATGCGATGAAATAGGAATAGATTATTATAGCGAGGAAATAGAAGATATACCAGATAGTATCAAGTGGACAAAATGGATGATAAAAATTGCGAATGATGATTTAGAAGACGAACATGAATTTCTTAAGCCAGTGTCCGAAAAAGTTTTAACTTATTATAAGCCTTATGCAAACAAAATATTTACAAATGAGGGCATACCTCCAGAGATACAGAATGAATTTGAAATAGGTTATGATTTGGCAACACATAGAATAACAATTCCAATAAGAGATGAGTTAGGTACACTAGTAGGCGTAAAAGGAAGAATTGCATTTAATACAAGTGAAGATAAGTATATTTACTTAGAGCCTTGTGCCAAATCTCACATATTATATGGTCTTTATAATAATTACGAAAATATTAAAAAGTATAATCAAGTAATTATTGTAGAATCAGAAAAATCTGTAATGAAACTAATGTCATATGGAGTTTTTAATGCAGTAGCTATAGGTGGACATCAATTGAGCAAGGTTCAAGTTGAAAAACTAACAAGATTAAATGTTGATGAAATTATTATATGCTATGACGAAGAAGTATGTAGAGAGAATAATGGTGTTATTAATAAAAAAGAGTACATGAAAGAAGTGGAGAAATTCATTCCCCAACAAAAAATAAGTGTCATGGTGGATGTTAATGGAACTATTTTAAATAAAAAAGAAAGTCCGGCAGATAACAGAGACAATTTTTTAATGATGTATGAAAATAGAATTAAAATAAAAAGGGGATAGGTGATGCAGTGAATATAAAAATATTTAATGGTGCTTTAAACAAATATAATGATATAGATGGTTTGTTGAATCAAATACTTAACAATAGGGGATTAGAATACCCAGGAGAATATTTAAAGAAAGCAAAGAATCCAAGTTCAGAATATAGTCCCAATATGTTATTAAATATAGATATTGCAGTCAAAAGGTTTTTACAATCAATTGACAACAATGAATATATACATATAATAATAGACTCAGATCCTGACGGATATACTTCCGGTGCAATGTTATATAGTTATACTACAAAAGATTTAAAGTATAATAATATAGGTTATTCATTACATACAGGGAAGCAGCATGGAATATCAGACGATATAATTATACCTAAAGAAACAAAATTACTAATAGTACCAGATGGAGGAAGTAGTGATTATTCTCAGCATAAGGAACTTAAAGAAAAAGGAATTGATATAATAGTACTAGACCATCATGAATCTGAAAAGATTTCTGAAGATGCAATAGTTGTAAACAATCAACTTTGTAATTATCCTAATAAAAATCTTTGTGGAGCAGGTATTGTTTACAAGTTTATAAAACTATTAGATGACGAAATGTGGATTAATGAATCTGATAAATACTTAGATTTATTAGCTGTAGCACTTATATCAGATTCTATGGATATAAAAGACATTGAAACTAGATATTATATTAATGTTGGACTAAGTAATATAAGAAACAAAGGACTAAAAGCATTGGTAGACAAAAGATCTTATGACATTAAAGGGCATATAAATATAAATAATATTGCCTTTTATATAACTCCACTTATGAATGCAATTATTAGAGTTGGTAAACAAGATGAAAAAGAACTTTTGTTCAATGCACTAATAGAAAATGATATGGTATTTAAGTATAAAAAACGTGGAGAGAACGAATTAGTTGATGAAATAATATATGATCGAGTAGCAAGATTAGCAACAAATATAAAAGCAAAACAAGGTAGGGAAATAGATAAGTCTATAATAAATCTTGTTGAGGATATAGAATCAAAACACAAGTACAACAATAACATACTTGTATTAAACGGTAATAACTTAAATAAATCTTTAACTGGTATTATGGCTATTAAGTTAGCATCCAGGTATGGCAAACCTTGTCTTATTCTAAGAGAAGAAATAAAAAATGACATAAATCAAAATACAAAAACGTATGGTGGTAGCGGTAGAAACATAGACTATAGTGCAATAGAAAATTTAAGAGAGTATATAAGCAACACAGGTTTGGCTAAAGCCGAAGGTCATGCATCTGCATTTGGTATTATGGATTTGAAGGCAACTGATATACCAAAACTTATAAAATATTTTAATGAAGATATAAGTCTAAAAGACAAAGTATTTTGGGTAGATTTTATCATTCCTTTTTCGGAACTATCAGATGAGTTAATTTTTACTATTGCAAACTTGAAAGACAATTGGGGGCAAGGTATTAAAGAACCACTAATTGCAATTACAGATATAGACGTTCAGAACGAGGAAATTAGTGTGATGGGTAAAAATATGGATACTATAAAAATCAATATAGACGGATTGAGTTTTATAAAATTCAAGTGTGATTTAAATGATGAGTTAATTAATAATAAGAAAGATATTGTGAGAATAGATGTAGTTGGGAAATGTTCAATTAATGAGTGGGAAGGCAGCGTTACACCACAAATTATTATGGAGGAATATGAAATAAAAAATACTAATGTATAAAGGGGTGATTGTTTGAGCAATACATATACACCATTACATAATCATACAGAATTTAGCTTATTAGATGGATTTTCTTCCCCTGAAGACTATTTAAAGCGATGTAGAGAACTAGGTATAAAAAGTTTCGCAATAACAGAGCATGGAAACCAAATGTCGGCTGTATATTTTGAAAGACTTAAGGAAAAGTACCCTGAGATTAAAATTTTATACGGGGTTGAAATGTATGAGACTGATGATATAAAAGTACAAGATAAAGACTCAAAGTATAATCACTTGATAGTTATTGCGAAGAATGAAAATGGAAGAAAAGCATTAAACAAACTTGTAACTACAAGTAATTTTGAAGGTTTTTATTACAAGCCAAGAATATCAATTGAAAGAATGAAAGATTTTGGTGAGAATTTTATAGTAACAAGTGCTTGCTTAGGAAGCAAGATAGCAAGAGAGAAAAATTACAATAAGTGTGTTGAATACATAAAAGAATATAAGTCAATATTTCCACATTTTTATTTAGAAATGCAAAGTCATGATACGCTAGATCAAAAGGTTTACAATCAAAAAATATTAAAACTTAGCAATGATACAGATACACCATTTGTAATATCAACAGATTCTCATGCAGCAAACAAATCAGATTTAAAGTATCAAGGTTATCATGTAATGATTGCACAAGATAGAGAAACTATGGGAGAAATGTACGATGGTTGTTATTTACAATCTGTTGAAGAAATACATGAGATAATGGATAAGCAAATAGGTTTTGAAAATGTTTCAAAAGGTCTTGATAACACAAATGAAATATCTAGGTTGTGCGAGGATGTTAAGATGCCTTTTCAATCACCTAAGTTACCACACTTCCCACTACCAGAAGGATTTGAAAATAATCATGAGTATTTAAAATATCTTTGTAAAAAAGGTTGGGAATCTAAAAAAATCAATAACATGAATCACGAAGATATTAAAATCAGAGAAGATAGATTAGAGTATGAATTATCTATTATTAGTCAAATGGATTTTGATGGATACTTTCTTATATTGTGGGATGCGCTAGATTTTGCTAGAAAAAATGATATTATGGTTGGTGACGGTCGTGGTAGTGGAGCTGGATCATTGGTTTGTTATCTTTTAGGTATTACAAATTTAGACCCTATAAAATATGGATTAATATTTCAAAGATTTCTGAACCCTGAGAGGCTTAGTATGCCAGATATTGACGTTGATATAGAGGACAGAGAGGCAGTTATTAAATATCTAATGGATAAATATGGTGAAAACAAAGTGTGTCAAATAATAAACTTTTCATATATAACTCCTGTGGTAGCAATAAAAGATGTTGCTTCAAAAATACTAAAAATTCCTTATGTAATAGCAGACAAAATTAGCAAAAAATTTGCGTATCCAACATTTCAAGAATGCATTGATAATAATCCTAATATATACGAAGAATACCCTGAATACAAAGAATGGTTTGATATAGCAAGTCATCTTTCAGGAAAGGTTAGGCATACTTCCGTTCATGCTGGTGGTGTTGGAATAGTAGATGGGGAAATAGATGAGTACATAGGAATGAAGTTAGGATCTAATGGAGAACACGTTATACAAGTGGATAAGAAAATGATAGAAAACATAGGGATAGTTAAATATGACTTACTTGGTGTAAAGACTTTAAATATTGTAAAAGACACAATAAAAGAGGTCGGAATAAGTGAATGGGAAGTTGATATAAACAATATAAATTTTGAAAATGACACAAAAGCTTTTGATATTATATGTGATGGAAATACTGATTTAGTTTTTCAAATGGAATCTAGTGGAATGAAAGAGTTGGCTAAGAGAGTAAAGCCTAGAACAATAGAAGAATTAAGCGCAGTTATAGCATTATATAGACCTGATAGTATGCCTTTTATAGAAAATTATATTATGGGAAAGGAAAATCCTAATAGTATTGAATATTTACACCCGGATATGAAGCCAATATTAGAAAAAACATATGGTGCGCTTATATATCAAGAGCAAATACTAGAAATTGTTCGTAAATTTGGTGGTAGAACTTATGGTGGAGCTGACCTTTTTAGAAAAATACTAGGTAAAAAACTTGTAGAGTTGGTAAAACCTGAAGTTTATAAATTAAAACAAGAAATTATAGACAATGGATATAGTGAGGATGTAGCAAGTCAGGTAAGTGATATGTTGGAAAGCATGGGAAATTATTGCTTCAATTATTCACATTCAATAAGTTATGCATCACTTTGTTTAAAGACAGCATACTTAAAAGCACATTATCCAGTAGCATTTTACAAATCATCTTTTAATATAGTGGATAAATCAGAATTAAGTAAATATATAGTTGATGCTAATAGAAATGGTGTTAAAATAATTCCTCCAAATATAAATAAGTCAAAAATAAATTTTTCAGTTCAAGGAAATGAAATTATGTTTGGATTTTCTTCAATCAAAGGGCTTGGTGAAGTTGTTGCAAAACAAATAATTGATGAAAGAAATGAAAATGGAATGTTTAATAGTTTTAAAGATTTTAATGAAAGGTTTAATCCAAGTGAATCACTTATAGTAACACTGGTTAAATCTGGTGCAATACCACTTAAGAATAAAAGGGAATTTCTTTTAAAATATATTAATTCTCAATCAGAGTTTAATTATAAACCTGTTTCAACATTACCAACTAAAAAAGTATTAGAAAATGAGTGGAGAATAGATTTAGATACTTATGACACAAAAGAAAAGAGACTTGAAATTTACAATGAAAAGAAAATGGAAGTAGAAAAAGTGAAATTCTGTATGATTATGTAATGGTGTATATGT